TGTCCGGTGTGAGAGAAGAAGCGGAAGCAGCACTTACTACCCGTGGGTTGATGCGCTTATTGGTAAGCGTTTGAGTATCAGTTGTACCAATAACCACGCCACTTGGGATTGCCTTTTGAGCCGCAGCCCCATCAATATTCCCGGACGCATTCGAGAGCACAAAACTGGATGCTGCAATACCTGACAGAGTATTGTTGTCCGCACTGATGGTCTTGTTGGTAAGGGTCTGCGAGTCCGTAGTACCTACGACTACACCTGCCGGGATTGCCTTTTGCGCCGCAGCCCCATCAATATTCCCGGATGCGTTCGAGAGTACAAAACTGGACGCAGCGATACCGGAAAGCGTATTGTCATCCGCGCTGATAGTTTTATTAGTGAGCGTCTGCGTACCGGTGGTAGTGGCAATAGGCACGGTGGCAATCTGAACCGTACCAGTACCTTTCGGCACAATGTTTATGCTGATATTGGTATCACTACCAGTGGCTTGAATCTGGGGAGCATTGCCAGTAGCGGCATTGACTACCGTAAATTCGTTAACAGCCGAAGCTGTTGCCGTAAGGGCAAACAGTTCGTTACCATTAGTGTCAAGAATGGCGGTCCCAATCTTCGGGGAAGTCAACGTCTTGTTGGTCAAGGTCTGCGAATCGCTAGTCCCCACCACATCGCCAGACGGGATGGCTTTCTGCGCTGCCGCACCGTCAATATGTCCTGAAGCGTTCGACAGGACAAAACTGGAAGCGGCAATACCAGACAGGGTGTTGTTGTCCGCGCTAATCGTCTTGTTAGTCAGGGTCTGCGAAGAACTGGTGTCAACCAGAGTCCCTGCCCCAGTTACCGTGACACCAGACGGTAGGTTCGTGAAGGCCGTTACAACATCAGTGCTGTTGGCATAAACCATCATCCGTGCCCCGTTAGGCACAGTCACCCCAGAACCAGCAGAAGTCTTGACCACGATGCTCTGACTGCCCGTGGTGTTGTTTTCGATGATGTACGGCTTATCAATCGTCGGAACAATCAGGTTCCGAGTAGTGCTCAGCGAAACGCCAGACGTGACATTCAGGATGTAATGCCGAGCAACCTGAGTGGCATTGGTGTTCGTCAGCGTAAGTGTCAGGTCAGCATCCGTGCTGAAGTTGGCTGTTGCACGGCCAACGATAGCCTCTTCGATAGCCGTACCAAGATTGGTGTTGGTGGTGGTACCCCAAGTACCAGACTGTTCACCATTACCAATCAACTCAATCTTCAAATCGGAATATGTGCTAGCCATGTTTTTTCCTTATGCAGCCTCTACCTCAACCCAGTTCGCCGTTTGCGAATCGTTAACATCACTCCAGTTAGCTGTCTGGGCATCATTTACCTGAGACCAACTAGAGGCCTGAGAATCATCAACAACCATCCAACTTGCAGCCTGTGCATCATTTACCTGAGCCCAGATAGCGGCCTGAGAATCAGGGACCAAGGTCCATCCGCGAACCAGAACTTGTCCGACAAGTCCAGTTGCACTGACCCCTACGGCCTGTACTTGACTACTGATACTAAACTGTACTGTGCCAGTAGCGCCAGAGGCACTTAATCCAGACACGGCTTTAACAGCCGTTGTTACCACCCCATTGACCGCCCCGGTTGCAGAAACACCCGTCAGGATGACCGTGTCATTGACACTAACAGCTACATTACCTACCTGACCAGTCGCTGAGATACCAATAAGGGTCTCAACTACTGCCAAAGACACAGGGCCAACATTGCCTGTGGCAGACACTCCAGTGGCTAGAACGGTGTCGTTTACCGATACAGCCACCGTACCAATTTGTCCGCTGGCACTTACCCCTAGCGGCACATACGGCTTTATTAGGGCAACAACACCAACCGCACCATTACCCTCAACACCGGCAGGTATTTCGGTGTTATCTATACGCAGGCTAACCGAGCCAGCTTCCCCGCTTCCTTGTACTCCACTAACAGTAAAAGCAACGAAAGTGGCGACAGTACCGGTCTGTCCAGTACCAACAACCCCCTGAACAGAGAAGATGGTTAGGGGAGAAGCAGGTCCAACCGCCCCTGTGGCGGATACCCCTATAGCGGCGAAAGACACCGCCTCATTTGTAGTGCCTACAGAGCCACTGGCCGATACACCGGTAACAGCAAACGAAACTACCGGGGTAGCCGTTCCTACAAAACCACTACCAGAAACACCCGCGACAGAGAATGAAACTACTGGTATTGCGGTACCTACAAAACCAGTACCTGATACGCCCGTGACAACTACTGACCGGTCTTGCCCAACCGAAGAAAATGGAGCCGCTGAGAAGGAGTCGAAGGCAAACACGGCGGGGTCAGGTATCCAGTCCTATTAGAGCAGCATTATCACATGTTGCTGTTCTGTTCGGGGCTATTGGGGTCAGAAGATGTTTCAGATTGAGTAGTGGTCTCAACTAGCGGAGGTTCAAACTCAATGATTGTAATTTCGCCAGTAATTACGTCTACTTCCATTCTGGTTAACATGATTAACCCTCATAGATAATATTTAGAGTACCCGCATCAAATGTATCGGTGCCGATTACAGTAGTAATACGAACACGGTCTAGAGTTGCGGCAAGTGCTATATCGCCACCCGACATGCCAAGGTTCGTATTTCCAGCACGGAGTACGCCGCTTTCGACCCAAGTATTACCAGTTATATTGTGTAAAACGACACTACCGCTATAGGTATTTGTGCTGCCATTTGTCCCTCTGAGCGGAAATCCCGCAGTAGAACTTGCTGTTGTTCCGCCTTCATTACTGCCAGTACCATTGTAACCGGTAGCAACTACTCCAGAGGAAGTTCCAACTTGAACCAAAATATTACTACTACCGGTTGTACTAACACCTTGGAAAAGTATCGTTACTCGTTCGACCCAAGACGGAATACCAGTAAAGTCAACTGCTGTTGTTGATGCGGAAACAGCCGTTGCTCTGGTTATGCAACCGCCTTGAATTGTTTTATTGGTTAGGGTTTGAGTATCAGTAGTGCCAACCACAGCCCCAGTAGGAATCGCCTTCTGTGCTGCCGCGCCATCAATATTGCCAGAGGCATTTGACAAAACAAAACTAGAAGCGGCAATACCAGACAAAGTATTGCTATCCGCACTAATTGTTTTATTGGTTAAGGTCTGGGTGGCATCCGTGCCAGCAACCGTAGTTGTTGCGTCTGGAAGAGTAAGGGTGCGACTCGCAGTTAGAGTAGTCGGTACAAGAGTTACCCTAAACGAACCTGTTCCACCGGCACGGCCATCAAGGATAATGCCATCATTAGTGGACGTTGCTGTACCAAAGGTTTGGCCGGTATCGTTGTAGAAAGTGTTTGCTCCGGTAAAGGCGTTATTTGCACTTAATGAGATGCCAGCAGCAGATGTCCAAGTAGTGCCATTTGATGTAAGCACATTGCCCGTAGTACCCGGCGCAACAAACTGAACAGCCGAAGTGCCGTTGCCAAGGATGACGTTGTTGGCAGTAAGCGTGGTGGCTCCAGTGCCTCCGCCAGCAACGCCTAACGTACCCCACGACGGGGGCGCATTACCGTTGGATGTAAGTGCTTGGCCAGTGGTGCCATAAGCCGTTCCGGTACCACCAAAAGAAACTCCACCAGCAGCGGTGATTCTCATCCGTTCCGTTGCAGCAGCGCCGCCGGAAGGGGACGTTGAAAAAGTCATATACGCGCTGATATTTGAGTCAGACGTATAAGTGTCAACAAACCCTCTTATTTCAGTCAGGTTTCTAACATTAGTGCCACCATAACCTTGGAATAAAATATTTCCTATAACATCGCCAGAGGCGACAGTAGTTTGTGACGCATACGTTCCCCGACCTTTTCTAAAAGCCAGAGTCGCCGCATTTGCGTCCGTTGAGTATCGTGCAGCAACAAAGTTGGTTTCTGCGTTTCCAATTACCCATGCCCGTGCAGAAGTAGCGTCAAAAACCTGAAATTTTTGGTCCCCCGGACTTGCGCCAATACCGACACGATTATTGGCCGCATCAATAACAAGCGTATTGCTGTCAAAGTTCAAACCGTTTGGGGTAGATACAGTTGCTGCATTAAACGTGACGCTATCTCCAGATGCATCACCTAGAGTGGTGGTCCCATTAACAGAAAGATTAGCCGGTAGGGTTACATTATCACTGCCGTCGGCATATACCGCCTTATCTGCCGGATAAGTAACAAATACATCTTTGGTGCCAGCAGAAAACGGCACCAACGCATTGGAGTTTGAAGATTCCAAAACGGTGTCACGCGACAGCGTAGTACCGGACGAAGTATAAGTACCAATGCCTACTTCCCACTCTGTGGTACCCTGCCCAACAATCGCGTAGTAAGTAGTGTTGGCGTTGCCAATGACGGAAAACGATTGAAAGCCACTAACCGCACCGGCAAGGGTGATTGTGCCGGTACCGGTGGTAGTTGTCGTTTCCTTGACTCTGTCCTTAACAACCAACGCCATGATTTACCTCACGCAATACGAATGATTGCAGTCGATGCAGCGGGGGAGGGAAATTGAATCTGGAAGTCACCTGAGGTGACTTGTTGGTCACCACCAAAGCTCAGAACAGCACAGGCGGGGTTACCGGATGCCGTGTCGTTATAAATAATCGCACCGGACGTAGTGAAGGTGGCACTGGTCCAAGTAGTGTTGTCAAAGTCGCATACAGCCGTAGTGCCGTCAGCGACCGGGGTAACGGACGTAAGCGTATTGCCGCCAGTCGTATAACCGTTACCGTTGGCCAGTTCATCAGAGTTACTGGTCAGGTTGTCATAGCTGGTGGTAGCAGCACCATAGGTACCGGTCAAGGTACCGGAGCCCTTACCAAGGGCAATCTTGAAAGTGTTGCCGGTAGAGGCAGTGAAGTTGTGAACAGCCTTAAGGATTTCAACCTTAAAACTGGTCGGCATTGCGTTAGTAAATCCGGGCATTTTAGCTCTCCAGAAGTTTTGTTAGTTCAGGGTGACCGGCCTCTATGAGCCGGTTAGAAATCGTGGTGTTATGAGACGCTACAGCTTGTTTCATGTAACGAACCAAGACATCACGGATTTGATTCTTAAAAGCCTCAGCTTGGTCACGAATAGCTGGGTGCGAGTTGGAGCCTACGTACACAATCTTCTCTAGTGCCATCTCGGCCACTTCTTCTGGCGTAAATCCTCTGCCAGAGACATGCATGACTGTTATGTCTCCGAGAAGGGCTGGAATGGTAGGTACGTACATTACGGCGACTCCGACTTAAGCGGGATACGAAGCATCCCATCACGATACTCGTCGCGGCGACGGCGACCTTGCTGCTCCATGCCGAGACCTTGAATCGCCTGCTTATAGGCGTTTTCAAAGTACTGCATCATTTCAGGAGGACCCTTAGTATAACTGTACGCCTGAATCAAGCAGGCATAAAACAGGGCTTCCGGTGCGTTATCACTAATCCACGTGTTCTGGTTTGTCGATGACAACTGCGTAGGACGATAGATGTAGCCCAACTCAACCACATAGTTATCGTCAGGGGTAGGAGCGATATAGAAAGTGTTCTGGTCCCATACCGAATAGTACTTCGGAACACCCGTATCAGAGCCGTCCGGCCAGTACTCTTTCATGTATGAGGTATCCCGGTAATCAAGGAATACCTGTTCCCCCGACACCGTTACCATCATGTAGCGGTGAGTAAGAATGTCCGAAGGGGCCGTAAGGAACTTGTTGCCGGAAGTCATCGACGCAGTAGATTCTTTCTTGAAGACATCAAGGTCGATGTCTCGAAGAATCCTGTTTTCAGCAAAGGTGATGAACGTATTGATTACGCTGTTGCTGAAGACGTTGCTGTCTACTTCCGTGTAATTACGGATGTCGGTTACGAGTTCGTTGTAGTTCATAATATGACGATGGTTACCTCACCTATATAACCATTCCCGATTAAAGGCTGTGATATGGGAGCAGGCTGCATGCCAATGGCTTGGAATGTAGAATCGCCCGGAATACCCACATACACAACAAAAATCTCGTACTTTTCGGGACGAGGCTCTTTGAGTGCTTCTGGGTCAGAGACAGCGCGAAGTGGTTCTAGCTGGGGATGCTTGGGTTCGTAGCATTCATAACAGACCTTGAACCCATCCCAAGTCTTTTTCAGCGAGTTCAGCATGAACTGCTGACCGCACTGGTCACATATACCTAGTGCATATTTGCCGGAGGCATAGCCACCCATGGACTACCCCCCAAAGTCAGGAACCAGATAGACGCTAGCTCGTTCACGGTCTTCCGCAGCAGCGCGGGCAAACTCTTCCTCATACAACTGCTTCAGGAACTGCACCCGTTCAGGGGCCTTCTTGAGAGCGAGGTAGTAAGCAAGGCCAGCGGCCAGACACGGCAAAAACCGGAAGTTCACGTCCGGGGTGTTGGTATAGTCACCAGCGTCCTGAATCCGGCGAATGCCGTAGTATACAAAAGTATACGACGTTGACGGGTCAGGGGTCGGGTACAGGTACAGCTTTGGCTGAATTGTACGCTCAACGTAATACTGGGCAGGCCTAGCTTGCTGGCTCTTGACCGGTGTATGCAAGTACTCAGCACGGCTAATCCGGTCAATGGTCACATCAGTCTGAGTGCCTTGGTTACTGAACCTAACCACCGCAGACAAGACATCCACTGTATCCGTGGGCAGGTTGTAGGTATTTACACCAGTAGACAGGGACACCGTCCGCTGCTCAATCGTCCACAGATTAAGGCCCCTGTTCGCCCAATCAGCGAATAACAGGTCTAGGGAACGTCGGGCAGTACGAAGGTTATAGCCCGCTTGAACCTGAATACCACAGCGTTCATACGCCTCAGTAATCAGGTCAGCGATGTCTAGGTTGAACGTAGCAGTGCCCGAAGTAGCCATTTTTTACCAAGAGGTAGGTTGCGGAATACGCGGGAATACCGGACTCGGCATCTCGCCAGCATATTTCTGCTTTTCAAGATTCTCGTCAACCGGGGCAGGCTTGTGGCAGGCACCCGGCGGCTCCTTCGACACTGCCCCAAAACCTTGGGTAGCAGCACCTACTCCACGAGCCTTAACAGTCTTAGCCATGATTATCCCCTTAGTACATCTTGCAAGACTTCTTGCGGGAAACGCAGCCTTGGCCCTTGGTGACCATGCCACCCTTCTTGTAACCCTTCGGCTTCATCATCTCATCCTCCTTCATCATCTTCTGAAGAATGTCCTTTTCTTCCGAACTCATGTAGCCCGGACCCATTTGCATGGTGGAGCCTTCCCCCGCCTTCTGGAGGTCTCGCTCCATCTTGCGGCGACGCTCACGATTGCGTTCCATGGACGGCTTCTTCATCTTGTCTTCCATGTTACTTCCCCTTGCCCATAGCCATGCGCTTGCGCGGGGAGACCATCATCTCGCCGCCCTTCTTATAGCCCTTCGGCATCTTTCCAGACTTGGTCATGGAATGTGTAGCCTCAAGCTTCATGGGCTTGCTTTCCTTCATCATCTTACCGATGTCGGGGTCACGACGGCCTTTCATAACGGCGCGACCAATACGGTCAACGGAACCGCCTTTCATGGCGCGGCCCTTGATATCGGCCATGCCGCCCTTTGCCATTTTCTTACCACAAGTAGCCATGATTCACCTCATTTTACGTTTGTTGGCTTGCCGCCTACGCCTTGCGGCTTGGCGCGTTTGCGGCGAACCGCCGCCTGTTTCTGCCCTTCCGTCATTGTAGCGGCAGTTGCCGCCGGACGGCACTTTGGGTATCCCTTTTGCGAAAGATTTGCTTCCTTACGACCACAGGCGGGATGTTTCCCCGTCTTTTTGTCCTTACGGGAAATATCAACCCAGTCCTCAGCGAACCACTTTTTGAGGGCCAGACCTTTGGCTGTCTTACGAACGGCCACCCTTATTCCCCCAGTTTTTAGCTCCGACCTTACGGCATTTTGCAACGGCACCAGAAGCATAGGCACTAGGCCACACCTTATATCGCGCCTTTACCTTCTTGGCGCATGCGTCGTTGCTTTTGCCGTTCTTCTTCACAGAAGCCCCACAGTCTTTGCCACATACATAACAGCAAGGCCCGCTGCACCCCAAACAGCATGCATGACCCATTTTGCTGCTTGGTCATGGGTAACGTCTGCTTTTTCTAGGGTATCGACTCGTGATTCAAGTGCATCAAGTTTTTCGGAGAAACGCTTTTGTGCGCTATTAGCGTTAGCCTGTCGTTCTTCCACAAGAGTAAGCTTTGTAAGTGCGGAGGCCACTTCCTTCATGGCCTTCTTCATGTCAGTAACATCGCTGTGCAGAACATCAAATTTTGCCCCTAGCACAGCAAGAGTGGTGTCTTGGTTGTCCATTGTTAGCACTTCCATCTACGTCTGGCCTGACAAATACGCTTGTCAGGGGTCTTTGAACAATCAATCCCATGCATCTTGGCTTGGCCAGCAGAGCGAGAGCAAAACGACTTACGCCGCTTTGCTCTCGTCTTCGAGGGATTGTCTTCGGTAACGGCTGTTTGCAGTTTGCTACCGGGGTTAGCGCGTCGATAAGCATCGACGCCCTTTTTGGTCATGCCAGCACCGGACTTTGTCGGGCGGAAATTGCCCGACTTTACCGACGTAGCAATTCCCATACCCTTTGACTTAGCCATGACTAGGCGTAAAACACCGTAGCTTTAGTGGCAGTGCCAGCCAGAGTGCAGTACACACTGGTCTCGCAAAGCACACCATCTTCAGGAAGCTGAAGAAAAACTGCCTGACCATTAGCAATGGTATCGAGCACAATGACCGCAGTGCCACCAGTGCCACCATCCTTAATGGTCACTGAACCAGCGGCAGTTCCGGGTTGGACATAAATCGCCTTGACGCGACCACGTCCACCAAAAACATCTCCGCTGGCGTCTAGCCGCGTTGACTTAACGTCGCTACAGAAGCCCATGATGGCCTCCTATTAAGCGTCAGCGGTGAAGACTACGGTGTACCAAGCAGTAGCGTCGATGGCCACAGCAATCAGCGTAGTGCTGTTTTCCATCGTAACCGAAGCACCACCATTGATGGTGTCGCCGGTAAGCGCGTAAACGGGGAGCGGGTTAGCCGCACCGTTAACAACGTATACAGTCACACCAGCGGCAGCAGCGGGGAGCTTCACACCCTTGGTGCCATCAGCGCCAGTAACCCGCGTGAAACCAGCGGCAATGGCGGCGGCAGTTGCAAGGTTGGTACCAGCAGCGGCAACCGTGGCTGCGGGCATGTTCACCGCACCAGTAATAGTGCCAGTGACGTTACCGGTGACATTACCAGTAAGGTTGCCTTCAAAACCGTTGTCCGACTTTACCGGACCGGAAAAAGTTGTACGTGCCATGATAATCCTCGTGTTGTAGCACTTACCGTACCGTCTCTACAAAGTCTGCTAGGCCAGTCGATACGGTTGAAAATCCTAGACAAATCATTTGTACCAGATTACCGTTTGAGGGTCAAGTTAGACAATTTTTAAATGGCTACTCACTACGAAAAGTACGGACGCAGCTATTACCAGCGCAATAAACAAAAAGCTCTGGATAGCAATAGGAAGAATAAGAGTAGGTGGCGAGAGGAATGGAAGAAGTTCAAAGCCACCCTATCTTGCACCCAGTGCGGGGAAAAACATCCCGCTACGCTTGATTTTCATCACCTAAACAGAGAAGAGAAAGAGGGCGGTGTCTATTCGTTTGTGAACCAAGGTCGCTTTAAAAAGGCCCACCAAGAAGCCGCTAAATGCATTGTTTTATGCGCTAACTGCCATCGCAAGCACCATTACGAAGAACGAGAAAAAGAAAAGGGGGCCAAAGCCCCCTTTTCAACTGATTCGGTTAAGAATCAGGCAGCACCCGGCGAACCATAGATGCCACGCGGGTCCGACCAGCCGAAGCTGTAACGCTCACGGGCCTTGTAGCGCACGTTGCCGGTATCAAAGTCGCCTTCAAAGGCGGTCTTGATGGGCGAACGCTGGAACATCTTCAGGCCGTTCGGAGCATCCGTCAGGAGGAACCAAGCTTCCGTTTCGGTCAGGTAGTGGTTAACCACATAACCTTCGGGAATCAGGCCCATCGACTTGATGGCGTTAACATCGTTGTCAGCGGTAGCGGTACGGAGGGTGGACTTCATCAGGCGCTCAGCCGTGAATTGAAGTTCCTTCGGAACCACCAGCTTACGGGCAACGACGGCAACCTTCAGGCCACGTTCGTCAGTGAACGCAGCGATGTCGATGATGCCTTGCTCAAGCGAGGTCTCGTTCAGGTCAGCCGGAGTAGTCGGCTCGTTCGAGAAGTTCGGGCCCAGAGCAGTCGGGTGGTTGGTGGCGCACAGGGCAACACCGTCACCACCAGCGTAAACGCCAGCAGAGAAAGCATTGTTGAGCACCGACGCAGCCTTGACTTGCTTGGTGTGGGCCATCGAACGGGCCAGAGCCTTGGTGTAACGCGACGAAAGACGGTCATAGAGGTTGTCCTCAATGGCTTCTTCGGTCAGCGCGAACGCCAGAGCCACCGTCTCGTGGGTATAACGAGCGGTAAACGACTCTTGGGCCGAGTCATACGACACGCCAGCACCTTCCGACTTGGTCGGAGCGGCACCGAAGCCGGTCAGCATGACTTCTTCTTCAAACGCACGGTCCGAGCTTTCAGTCGAGAAAATCTCGGCATGCTCGTTCTCGTAGCGGTTGTACTCCATACCGAAGAGGGCGTTAAGACCCGGCTCCAGTTCCTTTACTAGTTGTGCACGAGTAATAGCCATGATTAGACCCCCGCAGTGCCAGTCGAGCCCTTGAACAGATGATTGTTCGGCACGACGATAAGGTCAGCATTGGCAGCGGTAACATCATCATTACCGTCAGCCTCGTAAACACCAACAACCTTCCACGGATGCGTAGCGTTGCCGGTAACAGGGGCGTCGATTTGTTGGCCAGAAACACCAGTGGTGTTGCTGCCCGAAACGCTCGTGTTAATCACGGCATTGCGACCACGGCAAGTGGCGGCAGCGGTGCCGTCACACTGGACCACGAACTGAGCGTTCGGGTCATCAACGACCAGAGCGACGATATCGTCGGCATCGGTGTTGGCCGGGTAGTAGTTCTTCCAAGTCGGCTTGCCGGTGGTCGGGTCGGTGTACGAACAACCCATGAAAACACCAAGAAGCGGGCCAGCAGTAGCAATAATCACATTGCCACCGCTAAGGGTAACGCAATCGCCCTGATAGATAGAGGTGTTGTAGTCAGCCTCAATCGGGTAGCCAGTAAGGCCTTGGCCATCATAGCCAGAGCCCGACTTGCCTACAGGGCGGAAACCAAAGGCCTTGTCAGTATTAGCCATTTGTATCTCCAAAGTTCAAAAGGTTACGGGACCTCATCCCTGAGGACCCTTGAAAGTGGTGCGAGAACTACGTTCAGGCGATTGGATACGCATGGACGAATGAGCGTTCTCTCGCATCATCTCATTATCAACTGCTTCAAGTTGTTCACGTGCCTTGCGGGCAAAGTAAGCGTTACGCTCTTCAACCGTTTCGACAGGGATACGAGCCAAAAGCAAGCCGCCAACGGAGACAACGCCTGCATGCTTACCGTCTTCGATGCAAGGCAGCATGCCACGGTATTCTTCGGGGAGTTCGTCTTGACGAACAAGCTCAAAACCCTCACGAAGGCGACCATAAACATTCTGCTTGTCTTCAAAGCCGTTAACCTCGGCGCGAATCCAGCGATGCTTGTAACCGTCCGGTGCCGGAGGGGCATCAAGACGGGAAGGCGGAGCCCACGGCTTACGACGTGCTTGTTTTTCGCGGGTATCCGCGCTGCGAGTGGCACGATTCACTTCGATTTTTTCCTCAGCCATGATTACTCCTTAACGTATTTGGCGTATTCCTCAAGCGGAACACCC